ATCATAATGGGTATCACGGGGAGTTTCTACATGCGATGGCGGTTGCCGTCACTACCATGCCTAATAGGTGTCTGAGTTTTCAAGTTATCTTCACTGGTTGTGAGGCGGACATAGAAGACACACCTAACGTGCATGGTGGCGCAATGTGGGCGAGAATGCCAATCACGGCCTTAGTGGCAGATACTCCATATGAGGAGTGGCCTACGCCAATGCCTGTACATTCGACCCAACCTTGGGACTGTTCATCGCATACTCATGCGGTTTACAAGTTAGACAGGGCAACGCCTTGTCCTTGGATGGCAAAGATAGACAGTGAGTTCTATCCTGCAAAGTACTTGTTTACAGTGGATTACACGGACAGCGAGATAGCTGATGATCCTGCCCAGCATAAGCAGAGCCATGTATTGGAGTTGTTGGATGCGGGTGAGTACACGGGTAATATTGTAGCTTTGCCTAACAATCGAGTGCGGGTAACGCACCCTGCTTGGTTTGAAACTGGGGAGGGCGCACCTGACTTTCGTCCATCTCAGCATATTCACTACTCTAAGTCTGACTTAGATTACACGTTAGACGTTACTAAAATCTTCGACAATATATACAATGAAGATTGACAACCTTATATGACATCCATACGGATACAATCATGGATGTCGTAGACTTTTCTAAGTACTTATACAAAGTTCTTCGTGCAAGGGAGAGTGACATTGCATTCGCTATGTCCCAAGGTAGCGTTAAAACTTGGGAAGACTACAAGATGCTTGTCGGGGAAATTCGGGGCCTTTCCTTAGCACAAGAAGAAATCAAGACCCTGTTGGAGAGTAATCAAGACGATGTCGAAGACATTATTTCTTCCTGAACATGTAGCTAAAAAAGTTAAGGACAATCGATCTAAAGATGTATCCGAGACAGCGTATGTTCCCCCCGAAGCGCGGGTATTAGATCCCTCCCTTCTGGATAAGCCCTTGATGGAAAGATTACCGCAACCTACCGGATGGCGGGTTTTGGTAATGCCGTATCAAGGAAAATCAAAAACAGCCTCTGGCCTGCATATTCCTGACGAAGTTCGGGAGAGAGAAACTGTTGCTACTGTTGTGGCATACGTTCTCAAGTTGGGCCCTTTGGCATATAAAGATCAGGATAAGTTTGAAGGCACACCTTGGTGCAAAGAAGGCCAATGGGTTTGCATCGGCAGGTACTCTGGATCTCGGTTTAAAATTGAGGGTGGAGAAGTCCGTATTATTAATGACGATGAAGTAATCGCAACATTACTGGAGCCTGATGATGTCAGACATGTCTAACGAGGTGGAAGAAGAAGAAATTGAGATTGAGATTGAGGGTGACGAAGAGCCGAAACAAGAGGCTTCAGAACCCGAAGTTGAGATCGTTGAAGAGCCTGTAGCTGCGGATCCGGAAGAACTGGATGAATATAGCAAGGGTGTGCAGAAACGCATACGCCAGCTTAATCAAAGATACCGAGATGAACAGGTCAGCCGTGAAGAAGCTACCAAAGTAGCCCAGAAGCTGGCTGAACAAAACCAACAGCTACAGGCTCGGGTGCAACAATTAGACAGTGGTTACCTTAATGAATACGGTAACCGCGTTCAGTCTGAGACTTCCGCAGCGGAGAAAGCATATCTCCAAGCCGCGGATGAGGGTGACACCGAGGCGATGCTTGCCGCGCAAAAAGCATTAAATAGGGCTCAGTACGATGAGAGCCGGTTTGCCGCCGCTAAACAACGGGTAGAACAGCAAGCTCAACAGCCGGCGCCACAACAACAGCCGGCTCCACAACAACAGGCACCACAAGTAGACCCTAAAGCAGATGCTTGGGCTAAGAAAAACCCTTGGTTTGGTGACAATGACGTAATGACGGCGTCTGTGTTTGCTATTCACAATAGGATGGTTACACAAGAAGGGTTTGACCCAACGTCAGATGACTACTATACAGAAGTAGATAAGCGAATGCGTTCGGAGTTTCCAAACAAGTTCGCTGTTAAGAAATCGGGAGGGGGTGCCCAGGTCGCTTCTGCTGCATCCTCAGCCTCTCGTAACACTACTCAGAAGCGTAGTAAGTCAGTCCGGTTGACCCAGAGGCAAGTTATAATGGCGAAGAAACTTAACGTTCCTCTCGCTGAATACGCAAAATTTGTGAAGGATTAGATTATGGCTGAAAGAAAAACTCGAGAAAGCTCAACTCGCGAAAATACTGAGCGGCGTAAACCATGGGCTCCGCCCCAACGATTAGAGGCTCCCAACCCCCCAGAGGGTTATGTGCAACGATGGATCCGAGTATCTATGCGTGGTGAGGAAGACAAGACTAATGTCTATGCCAAACTTCGCGAAGGATGGGAACCTGTTCGCGCAGATGAGTACCCCGACCGTGCTTTCCCTACGATAGATGAGGGTCAGTACACCGGGATAATCGGAAACGGTGGACTAATGCTTTGCAGACTGCCTGAAGAGACAGCGAAAGAACGAGCCGATTACTACGGGTTACGGACCCGAGATCAAATGGTCGCTGTAGATTCTGATTTAATGAAGGAGCAACATCCTTCAATGCCGATTAGTAATAACCGGCAATCCCGTGTAACTTTCGGAGGGCGCGGAAGCGGCTCCGAATAATCTTTGAGGTGCTATCATGGCAAATACTAATGGCGCATTCGGGTTTCGCCCGTATGGTGTTTTAGGTTCCGCCGCTAACACCACTGGTACGACTGAATATCGTATCGCGTCTGGAAATACTAATAGGATCTACCAAGGCATGGCGGTTATTCCGCTGGCCGCGGGGGTCATTGACGATCTGCAAGCTGCGGCTGGCGGTAACGTGTCTACTATTGGTGTGTTCAATGGATGTGAATACGTTTCTTCAACTACTGGTGAAACGATCTTTTCCAATAACTGGCCTGGATCTGGCGCGGACGCAAACTTCCCTGTAAAAGCGTTTGTTTACGACAACCCCGCTCAACTGTTTACCATTGCAACGTCTAACGTTGTTGCTGGGGCAAACACTGAGGCGGAAGTTCGTGCAGGGGTCTTTGCTAACATTGCGTTAGCTACAGGTAACAGTGGTTCAAACACTACTGGTATGTCTTCCGCAACTGTGGATTTGAATACCATCGCAGCTACCAACACATTGTTCTGTCGTATTGTGGGCGTCCTTGATGACCCAGAAAATAGTGACTTTACTGTTGCTGGCATTCCATTAATCGTTCGTCTAAACAACCACTTCAATGCGCCTACGGGTTCCATTGTAGCGGCCACTATTACGACAACAGGCGTATAAGGAAGGGTATAGATTATGGCTATTTCTCGCGCACAACTAGCGAAAGAGCTAGAACCCGGCCTAAACGCACTGTTTGGAATGGAATACGACCGGTACGAAGGTCAACACTCGGAAATCTACACAACTGAATCATCGGACAGAGCGTTCGAGGAAGAAGTTATGCTTTCGGGTTTTGGCGCCGCGCCTACTAAGTCGGAAGGTTCAAACGTAAGTTACGATGATGCCAACGAAGCGTACACCGCTCGTTACAATCACGAAACTCTGGCGTTGGCCTTTTCGATTACTGAGGAAGCAATCGAGGACAATCTCTATGATCGTCTTGGATCACGCTATACCAAAGCCCTTGCTCGTTCGATGGCTCACAGTAAGCAAGTTAAAGCCGCTGCGGTTCTTAACAATGCGTTTACTGCGGGTGCTTCAGCGGGTGGTGACGGTGTTGCACTTTGTTCCGCAGCCCACCCACTGACTAACGGTGGTGTTCTTGACAACGTTTCAGCCGCTGATTTGAACGAAACCTCTCTTGAGGACGCTCTTATCAACATCGCTGGCTTCGTTGATGAGCGTGGTCTGAAGGTTGCTCTTCGTGGTCTGAAGATGATTATCCCACGGCAACTACAGTTTGTTGCAGAGCGGATCCTCGCTTCTAATCTTCGTTCGGGTACTGCGGACAATGACACAAACGCAATGAGATCTATGGGAATGTTGCCCGGCGGTTATGCCGTTAACGACTTCCTCAATGACCCCGATGCGTTTTTTGTTTTGACCGATGCTCCCCGTGGATTTATCCACTTTGAGCGGACGCCTCTTTCCACCAACATGGAAGCGGA